AAGAACACAAACTTATTGGAGATTATATATGGCAAAACCATTTGACGTAAGCAAATTCCGCAAGGACATTACAAAAAGCATTGACGGACTGTCAATTGGCTTTAACGACCCAACTGATTGGATAAGCACGGGTAACTATGCACTAAACTATTTAATAAGTGGTGACTTTAATAAAGGTGTACCATTAGGTAAAGTCACAGTGTTTGCTGGAGAATCAGGAGCAGGTAAAAGTTATTTTGCTGCAGGTAACATTGTTAAGCATGCACAAGAGCAAGGCATATTTGTTGTGCTTATTGACACAGAAAACGCATTAGATGAAGCATGGTTACAAGCACTAGGTGTTGATACCGGCGATGACAAGTTGCTTAAACTTGCAATGTCAATGATTGATGATGTTGCAAAGACAGTTAGCACATTCATGAAAGACTACAAAGCATTACCAGATGGAGAACGTCCTAAGGTGTTGTTTGTGATTGATAGTTTAGGCATGATGCTAACACCAACAGATGTTAACCAGTTTGAATCTGGTGACATGAAAGGTGATTTGGGTAGAAAGCCAAAGGCACTAACTGCACTTGTGCGTAACACAGTAAACATGTTTGGTAGTTACAACGTTGGTATGGTTTGTACTAACCATACATATGCGTCGCAGGATATGTTTGATCCAGATGATAAGATATCTGGAGGACAAGGATTTATCTATGCAAGTTCTATTGTTGTTGCAATGCGTAAACTTAAACTTAAAGAAGATGAAGATGGTAACAAGATATCACAGGTAAAAGGTATACGTGCCGCATGTAAGGTTATGAAAACGAGATATGCAAAACCGTTTGAAAGTGTACAAGTTAAGATACCATATGAAACAGGTATGAATCCGTACAGTGGACTTGTTGATCTAGCAGAAGCAACAGGACTTCTTACAAAGCAAGGCAATAGGCTACGTTTCTTAACAAGTGATAAACAAGAAATACTACAGTTTCGTAAAGCATGGGAACGCAACGAAGATGGTTGTTTAGACAAGGTTATGCGTGATTTTAATATTATTGAAGAAGTGCTAAGTACTCCAGAAGCTGAAGAGGTAATTGAAGTTGCCGCTCCTGCTGAAGAAGAAACATTTAACGAGGAGAACGTATAGTGTCATTAGACTTAGCCGCACTGGTATGGAAAGAAACACGTCAATTTATGCACGACACAGGTGATGTTAGAGAAGCCGCTAACCATGTGGTTGAAGCATTAATTGGACAACACAGTGCAGAAGAAATTAGAGATGCATTTAAATTTGACGGAGCAATCAAATTAGCAGTAGGTGATTATCTTGGAGAGCATGAAGAAGATGATCTCGAAGAGGACGAACGAGACGAACTACTGGACCAATATGATGAAGATGGTGAATTCAACTACGATGACTACTAATGTGGTATAGCAAAGTAACCAACAATCTTGCAGAGATTCCTGGCTTTATAACTCATTTTGAACATGAGTTAGAAATAGCTAAGAGTGAATGCAGGGTTGGCGGACTTGTTGAAAAAAACATAAAAGCATTACCTGGACTTACAGAGCACCGTTTCAATCAACTACAAGAAATTGAAGCAGTACTTAATTTTCTAAATATAAAGTTACGTAAAATAAGACGTAAACACTTCCAAAAGTACTTGGAAGGTTATGCTCGTGCATTGAGCAGTCGTGATGCAGAAAAGTATGTAGATGGTGAAGATGAAGTAATAGACTTTGAAACAATAATCAATGAAGTTGCATTACTGCGTAACAAATATTTAGGCATAATGAAAGGCTTAGATACTAAACAGTGGCAACTTGGACACATAGTTAGATTGCGTACTGCTGGCATGGAAGATGTACAGGTATGATGCCGGCTCGTATTAGTATCAAAGGAGATTTTATTTGGTACAACATATGGATAAAACATGAATTTGATCGTGTGTATAGTCGTCAAGTGAAAAAATACTGGCGTGAGCTTTTCTTTGAAGATTTAGAACGTGCTAATCTCACTGTCGAGGACCTAAAACAGTTCTATATTATTGTTAACCCAAATTGGGAAGGACATAATGCCGACGATATTGAACCTTTTAGACTAATGTTATCCGAACTTGGGTTTCCTATGTGTCAATTTGGAGTGCTTTTTACATGTTATGAAAACACTGATAGTTTGCCATATCCGGCCGAGTGTAATGTAGAAAGAATTATATACTGTAATAATTGGCATGCATATTTAAAAAAACAAAATATATCATGGCATAATTTAATTATGGATAAAAAATTAGTTATTCTTATGCGTAGAGCAAGTGAAAGTCGTTGCACTCTTGCAAAGAAAATATTAGACACATTTGATTCTGAGGATATAAGAATTACACTTGGCACATTTCCAGATATGATTCCAACAGAATGGCGTAAGATGGTAAGTCCATATACGTATCCAATGTACGTTGATGATGATCGTGCTTCTAATACAGACCAGCATGCTCCTCAACACAACTTGTTTTATACAGCACCAGTGCAACTGGTTGTTGAAAGCAGTAATCAAACAGACCGGTTGTCATGGCGAAATATTTTTATCACAGAAAAAAGTTATAAAGTATTTGCTTGGCATCAATTTCCAATATGGTATGCAGTGCCTGGAACAGTAGCAAAACTACGCGATGCAGGGTTCGATCTGTTTGAAGACATTATTGATCATAGTTATGATAATATACAGGATCCTGAAATAAGAATGGATAGTGTGGTAGCAGAAGCATATAAATTTTGTACACAAGACGGAATACTATTACGAACAAGACACTGGAATAGATTAGAATCTAATGCACAACTAGTAGAAAAGATAACTAAAACTGCATTTACGACACAAAAAACAAAGGCTGAAAAAATACAAAATGAACTACTCGAGCTTTACCAGTCAAGATCAAGCATTTAAGCATAGCAAAAAACATATACTAGATTTGTTTTATGAGCATGACGACTTCATGGAAAGTATCGGACGTGTTGTAGACTTAGGATGCGATACCGAAGCACTTAATATGTTGTGGTTTGCAAATGCAACAACACGGGACGTACAACAATTACCATTAAACATTAAATGTGTTGGGCAGAGTGATATTGACAAAATCAATATAAAGCACAAAGGTATTAGTCTGCAGAAAGGCTCGCCTGAAAGCCTTGATACCACTAAGAAAAAATTTGACGTGCTTTATTGTCATGACACATTACACTTTATAACCAATCCATATCAAGCATTACACAACTGGTGGCACGTTGCCAATAAAGATGCTATGTTGGTGATAGCAGTAAAACAAACAACCAACGTTGAATTCAACATGTTAGAATACAATACGCAAATGAATTACAAGCATCATTATACTGTGCCTATGTTATTGTATATGTTAGCAGTAAACGGTTGGGATTGTAACGGAGGGTTTTTTAAAAAAGCCATCGGCGATCCTTGGATTTATGCAGTTGTATATAGAAGTGACGTAGAACCGATGGACCCTGACACAACAAATTTATATAAGTTAATACAAGAAACTGATCTGCTACCAGATGTAGTGACAAAAAGCATAGAAAAATATGGGATGATCAGGCAGAAAGATCTAGTACTACCGTGGCTTGATTCTAGTAACATGGATATGAGACAACAATGATAACAAAAAATGGAAATTGGTGGACACCAAGTTCTCTAAGTAATGGACGTCCTGGTGACTATATGCGTGATGATAGTTTTCCTTGTGAACGACCAATTAGTATTGCAACAGAGTTGTGTACGCATCGTAGAAATGCAATTGATGTTGGTATGTGGATAGGAGATAGCACAGTTCATATGGCATCTTTGTTTGATCGAGTAATTGGTTTTGAGCCACACCCAATGGCTTATGTTTGTTGTGAAAAAAATTTAAAAGCACGTGATATAGAAAATACAGAATTATATAATATCGCACTGAGTAATGTAAATGAAACAAAAATGTTGCTTAATGGCAAAACAACATTCTCAGGTTGGGTAACTGACAAGAAAGAATTACCAAAAGATATATATGTTCATGACCAAACCAAAGTGCAGTGTTTGTATCTCGATAGTTATCACTTTGAAGATATAGATTTTATTAAGATTGACTGCGACAGTCATGAAGGATATGTACTACAAGGAGCCGAACAGTTTTTTAAAAATAATTCGCCTGTTGTTTTACTTGAAGCGAAGGTAAGAATACACAAAGACAGACAACCTGAAGATATGCCAGATCCTTTTGAATTACTTGAAAGTTATGGTTATGAGTTACACAGTCGAGTCGATAAGGCAGACTTTCTTTATGTAAGGAGAGAAGATGCAGAATAGTCCAGAGTATACATTACAACTAGAGAAACTGCATAAGGCTAAGAGCTTTGGTACTGCGACTGGTGCGCCAAACATACTCACAGACTTTCTTAAAGATCATCCAGTAACCAGCATACTAGATTTTGGTTGTGGTAAAGGCACTCCACTGGATAGTTTGAAATCCAACACAATAGACATTTACAGTTATGATCCTATCAGACATCCAATTGAACTACCAGAATCTGTTGACTTGGTTTACAGTCGTGATGTGCTTGAACACATAGAGCCAGAACAAATTGATACAGTACTAGAAAAACTATTCACAATAGGTACAAAATACCAGCATCACTTTATTGCATGTCATCCTGCAAAGAAACGACTCAGTGACGGACGTAATGCACATCTTATTATTGAAGATCCACAGTGGTGGAAAGATAAAATTCAAAAGATACCGGGTTGGAAAATTATACATGAAAACATCAAAGGCCCAAAGCCGTTTGTACGAGGTAATGTAACAATCGATGTTGTAAAGTATACAGTAATATTAGAGAAAGTATAATAATGATAGAAGACTTTGATTACAACAACGCAAACTATCCAACTGCAAAAGTCGCAGATGTATTTCCGTTTGAACTTAGTGAGAACCTAGGACACACATGGATTATTGATGTTGATGGTACTATTGCAGAAGTCAACCAGCCGCCGTATGAGAATGATAAACTTTTACCTGGTGTAAAAGAAATGTGGGCACAGATACCCAAAGATGATATGATAGTTATAATGACTGCAAGACCAAAAGATATCCAAGAACAAACATTACAGTTTATAAGAGACAACAGATTGCGTTATGATCTAGCAATATTTGGCGTACATCATGGTGAACGTATTGTTGTAAATGACAACAAGCCAGGCGGACTACAAACTGCTATTGCATGGAATGTAAAAAGAAACAAAGGTTACAATTAAGTAGGTATATAATGATAGACACCGAAATGACACGTACTCAAAAACAAAAAATGGAACGTATCTTTATACTTGATGATGAAATCAAGTTTGCACAAAGTTGTTTACGTCCAACTGCTACTGGACATATCCACACTGCTATCAGTTGGATGCAGATGCGTAAAGAAGAACTTACAAAAGAGGTAGAAAATGGTTGAATTACCTAAAAGAGTTAATAATAAGAAGAATCCAGAGGATGATATACCTTATAATGATGCACACGGAAAACCTTTACCAAAAACAATAGTGTTGGTTACTGGAGGGTTTGATCCATTGCATAGTGGGCACATTGCATACTTTGAGGCTGCAAAAGCAATGGGTGATCATTTAGCAATTGGTGTAAACAGTGATGCATGGCTAAAACGCAAAAAGGGCAGGCACTTTATGCCACTAGATGAAAGAGGAGCAATTATCAGCAAGTTAGAAATGGTTGATCAAGTTGTTGGATTTGAAGATGAATATGATGCAGATGATAGTTGCGTACAGTTTATTAAAGACATGCGTGAGTACAATCCAGAGGCAAAGATAGTATTTGCCAATGGAGGAGACAGGCAACCAGGCACTACACCAGAAGAAAAAGCAGGCATAGAAAAAGTTAGTTTTGCATTTGGTGTAGGTGGAACAGATAAGAAAAATTCAAGCAGTTGGATATTAAAAGACTGGGAAGCTCCTAAAGTTGAACGTGACTGGGGCCACTATAGAGAACTGTACAAAGGTGCTGGATTTGCAGTAAAAGAACTTGTAATAAATCCACATAGTAGTTTAAGCATGCAAAGACACAAACACAGAAGTGAAACATGGAATTTAGTTAGTGGTACTGCACATTTATTAACAAGCAACAGAACAATACCAGAAGATCCTAAACGTCAGAATTTGTCACCACCTAATCCTGTTGATATTCCAGCAAACGTTTGGCACAAAGGCGTAAATGAATCCAATGAGCCTGCACACATTATTGAAGTGTGGAAAGGTGCTGAACTTACAGAAGATGATATAGAAAGACAGGACTAATATGTTAACAGTCTACATAGGTTGGGATAGTAGAGAACCTATTGCCGCAGATGTCTGCAGATACAGTATCCTTGAACATGCTAGTATTCCAGTCAATATTGTCATGCTAAAGCAAGATGAACTACGTGATAGAGGTTTGTATTGGCGTGATGTTGATAAACTAGCAAGCACTGAGTTTACGTTCACACGCTTTTTGGTCCCTGAACTTAATGCTTTTGAAGGCACTGCTATTTTTATGGACAGTGACATGGTCCTTACAACAGACATTGCAGAACTTATTGCAGAAGTAGATCCAAAGAAAGCTGTCAGTTGTGTACAACATGACTACACTCCCCCAGAAGGTGTGAAAATGGATGGACAACAACAACTAGCCTATCCACGTAAAAACTGGAGTAGTATGGTTGTATGGAACTGTGCCCATCCTGCAAACCAGCAAGTAACAAAAGAGCTGGTAAACAATCCAGAAGTCACTGGAGCATACTTGCATAGGTTCAGTTGGCTTAAAGATCATTATATTGGATTGCTTGGTCCACAATGGAACTGGCTTGTAGATTGGTATGTTGAAGGCAGAGATGGTTCACCTTTGCTATTGCATTATACTGAAGGTGGTCCATGGTTTCCAAATCATCAAAATTGTGGTTATGCAAATGTGTGGAATGGGTATCACCAAGATTATTTGAGTTCCAAACCTCAGCCATCAGTGGGTATACTAGATCTAAGTTTACCAGAAAGTCTTAAAAGAGACATACACAAGATGTTAGAATCTGCAAAAGATCCTTATAATATCTATACAAGCACTAATGTAAAACAACATATCAAGGATATCCTATTCAAGTATGAACAACCAAACGTTGTTGGTATAATTGATGCAGGATTAGTTCCAAAGGAGGATGAGGTGGTTAAAGAACCAAAGCAAGATGCAATTCTGGATAACTTTCTCACAGGAGCCCATGGAGTATTTGCTGGAAGCAAGAAATTAAATAAATTAGACACTAACACACCTATAGTGGTTCGAGGCATTGCAAAAAAGAAAGTAATGCACAAAGCTCTTGAAGATGGCAGAGACTTTTATTATATTGACACAGGCTACTTTGGAAACGAAAAAACAAAATTGTATCACAGATGTGTAAAAAATGGATTGCAGTTTAATTTGCCAATTTGGAAAGACTGTCCAGACGACAGATTTATTAAAACAGGCACACAGATACGTAGGAAAACACCAGGCAAAAACATACTACTATGTCCACCAAGCCAAAAAGCATTGAGTTATTGGGGAGTAGATCTACAAGAATGGTTAGAATCTACCAAACAAGAAATAGCAAAACACACTGACAGACCGATTGTTGTTAGAGAAAAGCAAAAACGTCATGTACGCACAAACGACGATACAATGGAGATGGCACTACAACGTGATGTACACTGCTTGGTTACCTACAATAGCATTGCCGCCGTAGAAGCCCTTATACTTGGCAAACCAGTTTTTACAATGGGTCCAAATGCCGCGGAACCATTGGCAAATACAGATTTAAAGCGTTTAGAAAACCCGTTGATGCCTGTTGTTGACAGAGTTAGAGATCTATGTTGTAACTTAGCATATGGACAGTTTACTCCAGCAGAAATGATAGACGGTACTGCTTGGCGTATACTAAACGAATTTTACGATAGGAAGTAAATTGACAACATGGGATTATGATGTTGTAGTCTATTTAGGCACGTTGCCAAAAATTAGAAACCATAACATCAAAGTACAAGTTATGAGAGCCTTCGGCGAAGGTGCTGCCAGATGTGGTGTGCGTTGGTTAGTTGATGATAATTTACAGAATCGGCAAGTTTATAACACTCGGCTAGCAGTTATACTTGGCTGGGTTGGTATGAGCTATAGTGGCCCACATATCTATTTTCGTGATGCTATCATACATCAACAAGATCTCACTGGTGGTAAAGTAATGAGCATTGATGGCAGTTGCTTTAAGTTTCATCATAAACACGAAAACATGTGGCTTCGATATAGTCTTGATAATGTTTTCTGGAACAGTGGTAACTATGCTAATAAAAATAGCACAGATAAACATTGGAACATGATTAAAAACAGTCTTAGCCTTGTTGATACACCGTGGAGTAATGATGGCGAAAACATACTGATCTGTTTGCAACGAGACAACGGTTGGAATGCTAAAGGATTTGATCAAGAGGCATGGCTTAAGAAAACTATAAAGAAAATACGTAACCTTACTGATGAACCTATCGTTGTAAGAGCTCACCCAGGAGATTTAAATCGTACAGGTACAAAAGTAAAACGTGATTGGAGTTGGGTAAATCAATTTCAAGGTGTACAACTTATTGATAGTATGAATGTTACACTTCATCAAAGCATGAAAACGGCAAGATGTGCAGTGTATTATAATAGTTCAAGTAGTGTGCTTAGTGTGCTTCAAGGAATACCTACATTTGTAAGTGAGGAAAGTGCAGTTACTTGGGACGTGGCAAATCACAACATTAAAAATATATTAAATCCGTTGATGCCTGACCGCACACAATGGTTTAACGATTTAGCACAAGCACATTGGACACTAGAACAAAGTCAAGCAGGTGACATTTACAAACACTTTGAGCAGTACCTACCAACCTAGTATACAGTCATTCCTAACTCTACCAAGTTCTCTTGCACCCCAACTTTTCAACAAGTCCACACAACCGTATTGTGTTTCTTTTGTGATGCCAGTGTCGGTGTGTAGTTTCTGTTCTACAACTATAACTGGCTTGTGATGTTTTATAGTATTTTCTCCACCTTGAATTATATGCATCTCGTAACCTTCACAATCAATTTTAATATAATCTATACGATCAAAGTTAAAACCTAGTGTATCAAGTTTTTTCATTTGCACTTTGCCATTACCAACTGTATCTTTGTTGATATGCGAATGCCCTGTGTTTCCTTCTGTAACTATCATATCAATGGTAGTGTCGTTTGTTCCTAGTGCAATGGGCCATATTTCCATATTGTGATTATCTACATTTAAACGTAAGCATTCTTGAAATTCAACCACAGGTTCAATTGCAATCACACGGTCAAATCTCTGTGCAAGATCTCGACTCCACAATCCTACATTTGCACCAATGTCAATTGCGGATCCAAAGTTTTGCACAAACTGTAAACTTTTATGCCGTACAGGCTCTTGATATGTAGGCGGCCCGCCTTTTTTGATGTTCTTGTCAATCATGTGTGCAAAATGTGTGTCTTGGTCTGCAAACCACCATCCGTGTGCTTGATACATTAAAATATTACCTCATATCCTATAACCATACCAACATCGTCTTTAGTGGCAGCTGGTGCTACAAATACATTGCCATAGTTAACTTTTATCATTGGAGCAATGTCTATTCGTTTGTAACCATGTACTAAACCGTATTCTATATCAAGTTGTTTGTATGTTGTACGTTTACCAAAGTATATACCTGCACGTTTATCACTGTTATGGTATATACCAGTAATGTAGTTATTAGGTAACTGATATTGCACATGTGGATGACTGCTTGCAAAATCGCCACTGAGTCCAAGATGTGTACTGACTGCAAGACTAAAAATTAAATTATCTAACACCTCTAATGCCTTTCCAGTATGGTAAATCACCATGTAACTTTATATCTCTTGGCTCGCTATGTCCAAAGGTTTTTCTCTCACCTTTCATATGATCCATATACATACCAAGATCGCTGTTTACAAACGGATGTCCGGCTAGTCCTTTTAGATCTGGGTCAGGATTTAGGTTATGAAAGTGTGCACCTCGATTGTCTCTATACAGTTTTCTTTGTACATCAAAAAGATAACTGTCATGCCATTCTGGATAGTTAAACATTGTGTCGTTTTTGTACATACAAGCAAAGTCCTCAACAAAGTCTGTACACATAGGATTTGTTTTATTATATCCTACCCATCCGCACTCACTGTGGTAGCGTTCACCTCTACCTAAATGTGTTATCATACAGTCTTTTGGTGAAACACTGTCAAGGAAGTCCATTGTAATAGTACTGTGTGTTAGTGTGTCAGCATCTAACCATATAACCCATTCTGTGTCTATGTTTTGTATTGCATGATAAATGCTGAATACTTTGTAACTGAACCGTAAACCTTGCCATTTAAAGTGTTTGTTGGGTTTCCATATACGTTCATTATGTGGACCTATTCCACCATTTGCTTCAGGATTGTCTTTGTGTCGTTTGATAAAACGTTTACAGTGTTTGCTATTTGCTATTAGATCAATACACTTCACATTGGGCTTTGTTATTCGTGGAGTACATTTTTCTGTGTAAACAATTAGATCAACTTCCGCTGGCCAGAACTGTTCAAATGTACTGATACAACGTTGGCCATACTTATCAAGACCCTGCTGATTAAAGGTGGTAATTACTGTATAACGTTTCATATGAGTATTTAACCTTTGATCAATAACATAGCATATTATCCTGAGCAGTGTGCTCTGAATAGCAAACCAGTAATGGAAGCATTCTTAAACAGCTGTCGAGGTGCTGGTATAACACCTGTTGAAAACTCCCCCGACTGTGATGCTGTTGTTATATGGAGTATACTATGGAATGGACGAATGAGCAAGAACAAACGGACATATGAACACTATCGTTCGCTCGGAAAGCCAGTTGTGGTAATAGATGCAGGTGCATTAGAACGTGAAGTCACTTGGAAAATTGCAGTTAACAACATTACATCAGAAGGCTACTATGGACACACGGACAATCTTGACTGGGATCGTCCGGCAAAACTAGGTATTAGTTTAGGTCAAACAGATCTAAAAGATGCAATATTAATTGCAGGACAACACGATAAAAGTTTACAATGGGAAGGCATGCCTGATTTAGGCACATATGCCGTAGAAACCATTCGACGTGTACAAAAATATACTGATCGTCCGATACTAATGCGTTTTCATCCTCGTTGTCAACCATTTATTCCGCATCATAGGTTTAAAATGTTGTTACAGAATGAGAGTTTAAAAAACTGCGACATTGAAATACCAAAACCAGTTGTGAATACATATGATGTGTTTGATATTGATTATGCATTTCACACTGTAATTAATCATTGTAGTGGGCCTGGAATCAATGCAGTGATTGCCGGCTCTAATGTGTTGGTTGATAAAAAAAGTTTAGCATATCCAATGAGCATCAAACTCAAACAAATTGAGAATCCTCCGCAAAAACGTAACAAGGATCGATGGCTAGTTGAAATTAGCCACACAGAATACACAGTAGATGAGATAGCAGAAGGTTTATGGTTGACAAGATTAAAAAACGCACTGGAGTAGGTGAATACATAGACTGTGCATGTCTTATACACCACACATTGTATGATTGGAGTTATGTTGACAAACTTTATAACAGTTTGCAAAGAAACCTTACACCTAAAGTCCGAATGCATGTGTATACTGAAAGCAATAGATTTGTTCCTAATAACTACATACGCCACGACTTAGAAGAGTGGGATGGTGTAAGAGGGCCAAAACGCAGTTGGTGGTATAAGGTACAACTGTTCAATAGCCAACATTGGCCTAAACGTGCTACAAAAATGCTATATTTTGACTTAGACACTGTGATTGTTGGAAATATTGATTGGCTCTGGCAACTTGATAGCGGAAAATTCTGGGCGCCAAGAGACTTTAAGTATCTAATGAAAAGTTCGCGTTTCTGTATTAACAGTAGTATTATGTGGTTTGATCCCAAACAGTATCACTATGTATACAAAAATTTTGATCTAAAAAATATTGTTAACAATCCTCGATGTCCTTGGCACGGAGACCAAGATTACATTTATAGCCAGATAAAAGATGATGTTGCGTTCTATGATACCAACAGAATTTTAAGTTACCGCTGGCAGGCACGTGAAGGTGGCTATGACTTCAGATTTCGAAAACCATTGAATGCAGGTGCTGAAACAAAGGTAAATCGAGAAGTGAGTGTTTTAATATTTCACGGCAATCCAAAACCACATAATTGTAATGATCCTTTTATATTCCAACACTGGAGGTAAATATATTTGTAATTACACTTATCTAAAAGATAAACCTTAAGGAAATAAAATGGCTAACAGAACAATAAAGATATATGGCAATAATTTTGCCGCAGATACTGCACTAGTTGTATCTTTCGGCGGTGCAGAGGTATACAACGGAACATTATCAGCTTCTGTTATTGCCTATGCTGACGTTTACGGAGGAACATCAACTACTCCAGGAGAACTAGTAGAGTTCACATTCAATAATGCAGATGATACAACAGAAACCGAACATGCATTAAGTATTACATGCACTGCCGGATCATGTCACATTGGTGCAATTTATGACATTTCAAACAACGATAATACAAACTACGATGGTTATCCATCTGATGGTAAACCACAAGTATTTGATATAGGTGGTAAATGGTATTATACTGATGCAGGGTATGGTGTATACCATGATTCTAGTGTGGAGCCAAATGTGGCTAAAGACAACAGTGGACTTAACAAAAAGAATATACTGATAAACGGTAATGCTCCTACTGCAGATGAAAACGGTACCGCAATTCTTTCAGGAAGTCAAACATATGCTGGTTATTCATTTACTTTAGTTGAAAACGACGTTTTAGCATGTACATTGCGTGTTGCAAAGACATTAGAACCTTACAACGCAGGATAAACTTATAGATATTAGGCAGTTTTTTACTGCCTATTATTTTGACTAGATAAATAAAAGTAACAAAAAGAATTCGCAAGTTGGGAGAAGGCGCCAACATGTTCGCTTAGTAACTAAGCGGTTTTAATCAGATCGTCCACTAGTTGGGCGATTTTTTTATGGCCAAAACAAATAAAAAGGTTGACTTATCCTTAAACTGTGTTATTATAACAGCATAATAAGGAAAAGGAAACAA